TCAACGGCTGGCGCTGACTGACCGCCTGCCACCACCAATAAGCACCGACCCGACATGGTATGAATGCAAGATGTGTGCAGGCCATGACTTCTGCCACGGCAGCAAGACCACAAAGCAGGTCAATTGCCGTACCTGCGCCCACATCACGCCATTGTCCGATTCAACATGGCACTGCGCCAAATGGGACGCTATTGTGCCGACTGACGCGCAGCTTACAGGCTGCGAGAGCCACGTTATCCATCCTGATCTGGTGCCGTGGAAGCGGCTGGAAGGACCGTCTGACTGGGTTGCAGTCTATGAGATTGACGGGCAGGGAATTGCCAATGGTGAGCCGGGTGAGGGTGTGTATGGGTCAAAGGAACTGCTGGCTAACACTGCCGCCTGCGTGGCTGCTGACCCAATGGTCATGGCGCTGCGGAAAGAGTGGGATGGGAGGGTAGTAGGGTGAATGATTTTAAAACAAAAGACGATTTTGGATGGTTTAAGTTTTGCCCTCAGACTCGCAGCGAAGTCCACAATAAAGGAGAAGCACTGGATTTTGTATTGTGGCAAGGAGAACAATGGTCAGTAACAATGTATGGACTTGAACTCCGTGATGGAACTTATCACGTTCCAGCAAAAGACTTATGGAAATTGGCTCCAAAACTTTTGTCAGAAAAAACAAAAACAAGACAATGTGTTTTTGTGCATTGGTTCAAACATTTAAGTCAAAAAGTTTGGTGTGATGAGGATGACATTGATCATGCTTTGCAGGCTTTTTTATTGTTGTTTAATGAAAACGGAAAACGCACCAATATCATGCCCCCAACATTGATGGGGGAAGCTGAAATTGAAGAATATGCAGTTAATTGCGCCAATCACGCATATAAATTAGCGCGTTTTCGTGCGATGGAAGGGTTGGTGTTTGATGCTCCGTGACTACCAAACCCGCACCATCAATCAGCTGTACCAATGGTTTGAAGCAGGCAACACCGGCAACCCCTGCCTGGTGCTGCCTACCGGCTCCGGCAAATCTCACATCATTGCGGCACTGTGCAAGGACGCGCTGCAAAGTTGGCCTGAGACTCGCATTTTGATGCTCACCCATGTTAGAGAATTGATCAGCCAGAACGCCGACAAAATGAGGCTCCACTGGCCGAACGCACCGATGGGCATCTATTCTGCTGGGCTGCGCCAGAAGGAACTGGGCGAACCGATAACCTTTGCAGGTATCCAGTCCGTCCGCACTAAGGCAAAGCAAATCGGCCATGTTGATCTGGTTATCATTGACGAGGCTCATCTAGTGAGCCACAAGGACGAGGGCGGATACCGCACTTTGTTGGCAGAACTGAGCGCCATAAACCCAAACTTACGGATCGTAGGCCTGACCGCCAGCCCCTACCGCCTGGGCCACGGTTACATCACCGACGATCCCGCCATCTTTGACGCCTTGATTGAGCCGGTATCTATTGAGGAACTTATTCACAAAGGCTATCTGTCAACTCTGCGCAGCAAACTGACCGCCACCAAGCTAGAGGTGGACGGGGTGAAAAAGCGTGGGGGCGAGTACATTGAAAGCGAATTACAGGCAGCGGTTGACACCACCGACAAGAACGCCCGTGTGGTGCAAGAGATCATTAAGCTGGGCATTGGCCGCCAATCCTGGCTGGTGTTTTGCGCCGGGGTGAATCACGCCCAGCATATCCGCGACACCTTGACAATGCAGGGCATAGTGGCCGAGTGCGTGACCGGCGAAACGCCGAGCGCAGAGCGTGACCGCATACTGACCGACTTCAAGGCAGGGCGAATTACAGCCCTGACCAATGCCAACGTATTGACAACGGGTTTCGATGCGCCTGGAATCGATCTGGTGGCTATGCTGCGCCCTACCATGAGTCCCGGCCTGTACGTTCAGATGGCTGGGCGTGGCCTGCGGATCGCACCGGGTAAGACGGATTGCCTAGTCCTAGACTTTGCTGGCGTGGTTGAGCAACATGGCCCGATCACCGCCGTGAGAGCGCCACCAAAAAAGGGCGACAAGCAAGGTGAAGCGCCAGTAAAAGTGTGTGACCATTGTCAGGAAATCTGCGCCTTGAGCGTGAGGGTCTGCCCAGCTTGCGGCGAGGCATTCCCGGAGCCGGTGAAGCCAGTCTTGAAACTGCACAACCTGGACATCATGGGCGTGGAGGGCGTGGACATGGAAGTGACCGCCTGGACGTGGCGGAAGCATATCAGCAGGGCATCAGGGCGTGAAATGCTCTCTTGCACCATGTACGGAAGTTTGTCTGATGCGCCGGTAATCGAATACTTGGCAGTGACTCACGACGGATACGCAGGCGAAAAAAGCAGGCGCCTACTGGCCGACATTGCCCACAAGGCAGGCGTGGTGCTGGACTATGCTGCCGTTGACTTACATCAGATGGCAGGCCAGATGACCGAAGGGAAGCCACCGGCCACCATAGAATTCAAAAAAGAAGGCAAGTTTTTTACCGTACTAAAAAGGACATGGACATGAAACTACGCATAATGAAAGACGCAAACGGACGCTGTTATGAAACTTATGAAAATCCAATAAAGCGTGAATGGGTCGGTTTAAACAAGGAAGAAATTCAAACTATTTGGAAAAATTCAATTGGCTGGGGAGACCCATCACATGATGAAGAAAATTTAATGAGAGCCATTGAAGCCGCATTACGGAGTAAAAACACATGAGACACCCAGAACCCGCAATCGTTACACACTACCGCGCCACCATCAAAGCAGAGCCGCCTATGGTTTGCCATACCTGCGACCATTACAGGCCCGATGGCATATGCGCTGAATTCGGCGAAGCCCCGCCTGAGTCGTTTGCATCAGAACCCGGCGAGTGTTCATTGTGGGTTCTTGAGGTGCCATTCTGATGGAATCCGAACATTTACAGCAAGTGCGCCTAGTCTCATGGTTCAGGCGTAGCTATCCTGGCGTTTTGATATTCGCTATTCCAAATGGGGGGCTTAGAAGCGCCAGCCAAGGGGCTGCGTTAAAGGCTTCCGGTACTGTTGCGGGAATCCCTGACCTTTGCATCCCCGCCTGGAATCTATGGGTTGAAATGAAGCGTGAGACGGGCGGCATTGTTTCGCCAGTCCAAAAGGATTGGATCGCGTACCTAGAGAGTATCGGCCACAAAGTTATCGTGGGGCGGGGCTTTGAGGATGCGAAACGGCAGATAGAAACAATAAAGCCCCTGTGACGGGGCTTATCGTTTAAAGGTTCAGTAGCAGCGCCATGAGCCCCGCCACTATGGCAGCAGCTAACATTCGCCTTCCCCTTTACAGGTGCCACAGGTAGTCCCTTCGCGCATCCCTTCGCCAGACCCGCTACAGGCAGGGCAGATACCCGGCTCTGAGTCGTCCGGGCCATCGTCTGCCATGAGTCGGTCGTAATCCTTGTCGTCATCGTAGTCGTGCCAATTGCTCATGGTTTGCTCCATTGTTGTGCCATAGCATCAGCGATGCCTGAATAAGTTTCACTTCTAATCTTCCACCGGTCAGCACTAGGTGCCAAACGATTCTGCCCACTATCGGTCTGATTGGCATAGCGGGGTTTCCCGTTTACCATGCGTGGCGCAATGGTCTGCGTGGGCGTTAGCATCGGCAAACCCTTCAACCACAGGCAAGTCTTTTTGCTTGCATCATGGCCAAACATCCAAGGCTGGATAATCTGATCTGGTTTTTTGATCTGGCTTGAAATGATGCTCACCGGGTTTTCAATGGCGATACGTGGGATAGGCGCATCCATCAGTAGGCGCACGAATGCGAGAGCATCAGTGGTTAACTGAGGATCGCGTAATCCCCTAGTCGTCCAATGCATCCCAGATACGCTCAGATAGGTGCATGGGGGATGCGCCACCATCAGGTCGAACCCGTCGTTTAGTAGGTCTCCTACGTCGCCCTGATAGTGTGGCCCGGGCGCATCCGTGGGCAGTAGGTCACACGATATGGCATCGTGACCGGCCCGGATGAATGCATCCCGGACGGTACCCGAATATTCACAGGCGACTAATATACGCATATGCTGCCCTTATCTCGCGGTTCATTTGTGCTTTGGTGCATTCTGAAAAGTCAATGTCCATATGGGACTGCACCAATATAGCGATGTCGACATCGATTTTGAGTAGGGCCATGATGGCCCGTGTGACGTAGTTCACAATTTACCCCTGATTTCATCCATCAGATCGGCACTAACAATGCGCCATTGATCGAGCATAAGTGGCCCGGCGCTTCGCTTTAACGCATCAATGCGGTAGCTGGCGACAAACCTGGAGCCGTCATAAAATTTGACTAGGTTATTTTCGATGGTGTAACTCATGGTTTCATGCTCCAAAAATACCAAATAAAGGGTAAGCCCCATACGGCAGCGCCGATAAGTCCTTGGACTAGGGTCCAGAGTAGTTTTCTCATTTGCGCCCCCATGTAAAGAATGAGCGAAACCCGTTTTCGTCGACGACGTAGGCTAGGGGTTTCCCCCACGATTCATCGTCGATCATGTCGGCGGTGCTTTCGCTAATTGCGCCGGGTCCCCTATCGTCAGAACCCAGATAAACGGGGTTAGCTGGCAATGCGTCATATGATGGGTACAGTTTCATGGTGTCACTCCTAAAATGATAGCTATAAACCCTTACACTGTAAGGGCTAGAGGGTTATTTGATCAAATTTCCGACCTGAATTGTTCAAGCGTAAAGTAACGGGCAAAATAGTGATCGCCTGATTGTTTAAAGCAAGCGTAAACCGGGTAACCGTCCGCATTAGTGTTATTGGCTTCACCGACCAGAAAAGACCCGCCACTTTGATCAGTAGGAAATAAGCATTCCAACATCTCCCAATACATGGCTTCGGTTGTCGGTATCCATTCCAAGGGCTTGGCGTCCATCGCTGCCCACAATGGCGACCATTCGAGTGGTGTGGCGTGATGATCCTGAGACAAGCCGGACAAGCTAACGAATTGTGCGGCATTCATGCTGCGACCCCTTCGCGCTGAGTTAAGCGATTGATACGATCACACAATGCTTCAAGGCATCCGGCGTATTCTTGGAATACGATACCGCCGCCGTATTGTTTATTGTGGTACTTTTTACCGCCGATACTGTTGGCCAGCTTACAGGCGATAGCGTAGCGGTTTGACAGGTCAATATTAGACTGCCATCCGTAAACGTCTAAATGTAGGAAATGGCATACATAGCGCGGGTTTCCGTTCGCGTCATTATTTATCCGGGTGAAATCATCAGGGGTTATGCGCTGCTGCATAGTGTTCTCCTAGTATCGGCAAAATTGCCGCATATGCCCTAACCAGTAAGGCATAAGCTGGAACTTTACTTATATAGCAATATTCAATTTAGAAAACGCCAGTCGATTAAATTCAGCGGTGAATCTATTCATTAGTTCTGTATCGTCAAATACGTGAACCCAATGGCGCCGGGTTCTAATAATCCATTGGTGCTTTTCATCTTTCGACATGTCGTTTTCAGGATCAAGGATAAATTCTGATTCTGCTTTTGCTTCATCTTCCGGCCAGTTAGTAATCGCGTTTTGAAATACGTTCATGGTTGATCCTAAGTTGATTGATTGTTCGATGCCGGATTGCATCTCATAGCGCACCATTGATGCGCTACAGGATGGAATCAGGCTTCGCTTTTATGCAGCAATGCCCCGTTAACCATGGTGAAATCAGACCATGCGTTAGCCGATTCAATGGCAATATCAATAGCTTTTTGAGTACGTTTCGAACCAGTGCGATGCAGCTGCGCCATGGTGCGAAGCAGTGCACCGCGACCCATAACACGAGCACGGTCTATCTGTTTCTGTTCTGCTTTGGTGATGTTCATTTTGGGTTGTCCTGGTTGACATGGCGTCTTTGCCATGGGTTCTACTGTAACACAATTTGTAGCATCACCACATCTTTCTTCTAGGTACTTTCCCTAGGTTGTACTGTACGTTTATACATTAGGGTTTACCCTTACATTTTATGCACAATGTATGCACAATGCATTTGTGTAAACAATTGACATAGAACGTGTCGTTTTACACAACATACACACACTCCTATAGGAGTGTGTATTTGTGTATGACATGTTGCGCTTGTTTATGCGTAAAATTAGGTCAATCTGCCTGTTTTTTAGGCAGATGCCTGAAATGGGGTGAACATGGCATATGCAACAGATGAAGTAGCAGAAATTCAGGAAAAGGTGATCACTGAAATTCAGACCGGGCGTTCTTTGCGTCAAGTTTGTGGTGATGATGGAATGCCGAATTT